GGTCGTCCCAGGTCTTGCCGTTGGTGGCGTTGCCGCCTTTCTTTACGAGCGAGGAGAGTGATACCTCCTCCTCGGGTTCTGCCGCCGGTGCGGGGTCGTTGCCCTTGATGGCCGCCATCAGTCGGGCGGTGCGCTCCTTGTTTTCGAGGTACATCGCAGTGACATCGTCTTTGAGTTCGGCGGGTATCTTGCCGTCGTCCACCGCCAGTTGTGCAAAGGCATCGGCGTCGTGGTATTCGCGCTCGGCGAGGTCTTTTTTGAGGGAGTCCACCTGAGCGGTGAGTTTGGCGATGGTGCCGTCGCGCTCCTCGATCTGCGCCTGCAAGTCCGCAATGTCCTGCGGCTGTGCAGTTGTTTCTTTCTTTTGTTCCATTTCGTAAAAGAGTTTGTTAAAGTCGGTTATACTGAGTTGCTGTTTCTTGTCTTCGTCGGCATATACCACGAGGGCGTTTTCATCGGCGGGGATGCTCACGATGCTCGCCTCGAGCAGCACGCTCGATGTCGCCGTGTCGATGCCCTTGCTGCGCGTCATCTCCTTGATCATTATGCCCATCGAACATCCCTTGATGAACCCCTCCTCCACCTTGCGGGCTATCGCCGCCGCAAATACGTCGGCGGTGTCAAATACCGGGGTGGCTGTCAGTTGTCCGCCGCCCACCGCGATGTCCTTCCATCGTCCTATAACCCTCTCGGGGTCGTGATTATAGAGCATCACGGGGTTTTTCTTGAATCGCGTCAGGTCTATCCCCGACACTTCGGTCTTGAATCCGTAGCTGTTGACCGTGTTGCTGTCACATAATACTACTCTCATCATTTGGTGATTTATTGATTTGTTGATTTGGAGATTGGGAATCCTCTTTCCTCTCTCCTCTTTAATCTTTCCTCTTTAATCTTTCCTCTTTAATCTTTCCTCTCTAAACAAAAATCGGCGCGGCGTTTTGCTGTTTTGCACTGCGTCCAGCCGCGCCGTGTCCTAGGCTTTTGTTTTGAACGCGATGCAAAATTGCACTCTTAATCCGTCACCCCGAAAATGTGTGTAAACCAATTGCATACATTTTTTCCAAACGCCCTGCAAACCCCAATTTTGCACCATAAAAACAACAGATATTATGACAAAACAGGAAACAGAATTACGCAAAGGGTACGCCTACCGGCTGTTTATGTCGGGCGAGACACAGAAGTCCATCGCCGCCACCACCGGCGTCTCCGAGGCCACAATATCCAAGTGGGCGCAGAAAGACAGGTGGCAGCAACAACGCGACGACCAGAACACGTCCACACAGTCGCTCTCCAACTCCCTGATGGCGGCGGCTAAACGCATGACCGAAAAAATAGTGGAACTCACTTCGAGACCCGACGTGGACATCAAGTCGCTGTCGCAATGCTCCGACAATCTCGTCAAGATTATGTCGTCCGCCGAGCGCATCAATAAGAGCGTCACCAAGGCCACCATCATTGACGTCATTATCGCCCTCGACAGGTGGCTCGCCAACCGCAAACAGTTTGACAAGGATCTCACCGACGAGCAGTTCAAGTTCATTACCAACTATCACCAGAAGTACATCGAGGAACTTACAATCAATTCGTAATTCATAATTTGTAATTCATAATTGCATTAGCCATGAACGACGACAAGAAGGCATTAGAAAAGTATTACGAGCACCTGAAGTATTTGCAGAGCGTCACATCCGCCACAAAGGATTTCTGCCTCTCGATAGAAGACACAAAGTCGCGCATCGAGCGGGCGCGGAAAGACTATGCCTTTTTTGTCGCGACATACTTCCCGCACCTCGCAAAATCCAAGTGCGGCAGGTTTCAGATAGATGCAGCCAAATACCTCAAGTCCAACCCACGCGCCCGCGCCGTATTCGAGTGGGCGAGGGGACACGCCAAATCAAGCCACCTCTCGCTGATGATTCCCCTTTGGCTCAAGATCCAGGACGACTCTCCCACAAAAGAGCCGCTTGTCATGGTGCTTGTGTCAAAGAGCTACGACGCTGCCAAACGCCTGTTGTCCGACATACAGGCGGAACTCGAAGCCAACGAACTCTTCATCCACGACTTCGGCGCACAGAAGACCAACGGTCTCTGGACGGACGGCGAGTTTGTAACCGCCGACGGCTCCATGTTCGTGGCTCTCGGCCGTGGTCAGTCGCCCCGTGGCATCAAAAAGAAGGGCATCCGTGTCAATTACATCTCCATAGACGACATCGACGACGACGAGATGGTGCGCAACCCGCGCCGCGTGGACGAGACAGTCCGCTGGTGCATGAGCGCGTTGCTCGGCACTATGGCAATGGGACGCGGACGCTTTGTCCTCGTGGGCAACCGCATCGCCCAGCACTCCGTCCTGTCGGAGATTGCCGAAAAGCCACACTTCTACCACACAATAGTTAACGCCCTCGACAAGAAGGGCGAGCCTTCATGGAAGGAAAACTATACAGCAGCCGAGATACAGTCGCTCCGCGAGGAGATGGGCGAACTCCTTTTCCAGAAGGAATACATGAACAACCCCGTGGTGGAGGGAGCGGTATTCGAGCGTAAATACATACGCTACGGCAAGATGCTCAAAATCCGCGACTACCGCGCCGTAGTGTGCTACACCGACCCGTCATTCAAGGACACATCCAAGAACGACTACAAGGCGACCATGCTCGTAGGCCTCACCAAGTCCGGCGAGTACCACGTCATCAAGGCATACGCCGACCAGACCAAGGTTTCCTCCATGGTTGAGTGGCACTACGACATCCAAGCCTCAATCGGCGAAGGCGCGTGCCGCTACTATATGGAGGCAAACTTCATCCAAGACTCGCTCCTCGACGAGTTCAAAAAGGAAGGTGAGCGGCGCGGATTGCAGATCCCAGTACTCGGCGACAAGCGCAAAAAGCCCGACAAGTTTGCCCGCATCGAGGCTATGCAGCCCCTGTTTGAGCGCGGATTGGTATTGTTCAACGCGCAGGAGAAAGACACTCAGGGATTCCAAGTCCTCGAAAACCAGTTGCTCGGTTTCCAACGCGGCTCGCGCATCAACGACGACGCGCCCGACGCCCTCGAAGGCGCAATATGGATACTCTCCAACGTAGAGCGCAAGGCCAACAACCGATACGTCGCCCCGCCCCGCAAACGCCGCCAATGGTAATCCCAAAATCAACAAACCAACAAATCCCCAAATCACCATGTTTCTCTCAAAATCTGACTTCAACACCGCGATGTACTTCCACGTCATCGACGAAATATCCGACAGCGACGACTCCGCCCTCGCACAGTGCATCGCCGTAGGCATAGAGCAGGTGAAATCGTACCTCAAAAACCGCTACGACACCGACGCCATATTCTCCGCCGAGGGCGACGACCGCAACGCGCTGATACTCGAATACTGCAAGGTGGTGGCGGTGTGGGAACTCCTCAAACTGTGCAGCGCGGAGACCTTGTACGAGACATGGCGCGAGCGTTACGACCGCGTTATCGAATGGCTCGAAGGGGTGCGCGACGGCAAGAACACGCCCGACCTGCCCATCCGCACCGACAACGACGGCAACCTCGCACTCGTCTTCAAATTCGGCTCTAACAGGAAATTCAAACACAATTTCGACTAATCATGAGAAAGCTCATTGAATCAATCATAAAGAACCAGACTTCAATCACGCGCAAGGACTTCGCCGATTGGAAGTCTGCACAGCAGTACGCGCAGTCCATCTACAGCCCCAAGCAGTACCTCTTGCAACGCCTCTACAAAGACGTGATGCAAGACGCTCTGATGACCTCGCAGGTGGAAGTGCTCCGTATCGCCAAGACCAAGGGCGCGGACTTCGACATCATCTCCCGCGACGGCTCCACCGACGAACTCTCCACACAGGCCATCAAGGACAGCGGCCTCTACGAAACCATTGCCGAAATGGTCTTAGAGTCCCTTTTCTACGGCTATACGGTCATCGAACTATCGAAAGACCGCACAGGCGGCGTCCGCGCAACATCCGTCCCGCGCGAAAACATAGAGCCTACGCAAGGACTTTTTCTCCCCGACTGCACCTCCGACAGCGGAGCGATACGCTACCGCGACC